ACGGTTCCATCCGCTTGACAGCCCTGCCACCCTAGTGGCATGGGACGCGCCAAGCAGCAGCCGAAGCCAGAGGCGGTGATCCTGCCGCCTGACCTCGACGACGACGAGGAATTCGCCGGCGGCGGCATCCCTGACGAAGACGGCTGGATTCACTTGCGCGAAAAGGAGGAGCTAAAGCGTGAAGACGAAAAGCCAAAGCGTCGGTCTACTCGACGACGTTCTTGAGTCGATGCCGTCAGTGTTTCGCGGTACTCGCCCTTGGTACGAACGAGTCGCGCCAGAGCACCGTGAAGAACTGGCATCCGTCAAGTCAGCGTGGCTAGCCGGCGAAATCAAGCTGCCGAAAAAGACGTTTGCAACGGTGCTGTCTGAGAAACTAGCGGCCCGTGGGATTGCCACCATTGGGCATCAAGGAGTCATCGCATGGCTCGAAAAAGCCTGACGGCGGAAATTGCCGAGGGAGCAGCGAAAGCGAGGCTGTCAAAGGCTGCGTCTGCAAGCGCCGACGCAGAGCAGGTGACGCAGTCACGCAACGGCGACACCCTTGAAGCACGCTCCACGAGCCGACGCATCAAGACCGTCGAAGATCTGCTGCGGCACATCGAGGCGGACATGAGCCGCTTTGACATCGCAGCCAGCGAGGCGACTAAGTGGGAGTGCGGCGACGGCGACGGCGGCAGCATCGAACTGCATCGTGTGTTCGTGCGGCTCAAGCCGAAAGGCGGGCCGACGACTCGGGAAGTCGTGGCGGCGATGATTGACGGTGCGAAGAAGGACATTCGGCGGGCTATACCCAAACAGGTATATGCCAAGCCGAAGCGTGACGGACTGTGGCAGGTGCTTGTCGTTGCCGATCCGCACTTTGGCAAGTACGCATGGGGCAAGACGACCGGCGGCGATGACTACGACCTTGACCACGCCGCACGCCTGGTGGGCGACACTGGCTCGCAACTGCTCTCGGTGGGTAATGCCCACAATCCCACCAGACGCACCATTGCCTTCGTTGGAGATCTCTTCCATTACGACCGGCCCGACGGGAGTACCACAAGTGGTACGCCGCTGGAGCGTGACGGGCGGCTTCAGAAGATGATCGAGGTGGGCTGCAATACGCTGCTGTCGCTTGTCACGCAGTCAGCCGGTGCGGTGCCGACCGATGTCGTCATCGTCAACGGCAACCACGACGAGGTACTGACGTGGACGTTCCAGCGGATCATGCAAGAGCGGTTCGGTGGTCACAAGCAGGTGACAATCAAGCCAGACTTCACCGGGCGGCAGTACCTCACGCACGGGCGGAATCTGCTGGGCTTCGTCCACGGGCATCGAGCCAAGCGGAAGCTGCCGCAGATCATGGCGTTGGAAGCGTCACGCCAGTGGAGCGAGTGCCCGTATCGTGAATGGCACACAGGGCACTTTCACTCGCAGGCTGCGGAGTGGCAGCGACCGATTGAGACGCTCGACGGCGTGATCGTTCGCACGGCACCTGCTCTCTGCCCTCCAGACGATTGGCACAGCGTCAACGGATTTATCGGCTCCCGTCAGGCGATGGAGACGTTTTTCTATGACCACGCCGGCGGGCTTTCTTCCATGCACGTCGCAGGCGTGAAGGCTTGACGCATGGAATACGAATTGAGCGACGAGTATCTCGCCGAGGCACGCCAGCGAGCGTATCGCTATCAGGGGCAGTGGTGCGGCACATCGGGATCGCTGGCGGCGGATGTCGCTCGGCTCCTAATCGAAAGGAAAAAGATGCAAGGATTTATTACGGATCTCGAATCGTCCAACGCCGCATTGCGTGAAGCTGTGGAGACTCGCCTGGCTGGCGCATGTTGCGACGGTGGCAAGTGCCACGCACCCGCAGACAACGCAGCAGAGCCGGAGTCGGTGCCGGAGGATTGGATTCTGCAGGGACAGCGAGAGATGGAGGCGGCACCGGACGACATCCGGTGGACGGGCGATAGCATCTTGGCCGAGCACAACGACGACATCCGGCCCGGCTCGCGTGAGTTTCTCGCCGTGCTCGAGGAACTCAAGAAGCTGCACCTAGCCAAAACGCTCGACTATGGAATTGACGAGGACGCACTGAGCAACATCCGTAGCAGCGCCGACGTCGTAAATATGCCGGCGTGGGCGGGCTGCATCCTGCGGATCTCGGACAAGATGCACCGACTCCGGGCGTTCTTTCGGCGCGGGAAGTGCGAGTTCGACGGCGTTGAAGACACCCTCAAGGACATCGCCTGCTACGCCGCTATCGCCCTCGTTTTGCACCGCGAGCAGACGGCACCATAAGCCCATAGTTTCGCCCCCCCGCCACCCTACTCTGGCGGCATGGCGACATCCATTACAGACACGCTGACCGGCTGGGTGCGGACGATCTTTCAGATCTCGCGTGTCAACGGGCAGGACGTTGGCTCCATCTCGGCGTCACAAAACTACGCCAAGAGCTACGAGATCGGTGACGGAGCCACGGCCGGGAAGGCGGATCTCGTCTTTTCCGACACGCGGACGATTCCCGCAAACACCTCCGAGGTGCTCGACCTGCTGGATTTGACGCAGCAGACGTTCGGCGTGGCGGTGCCTTTCGTGTTCAACCAGGTGCGCATGATCCGGGTGTTGAACAACGAGACGGTGGCGGGCCGTCGCGTGTTGATTGGCTCGGCTCCCGGCAATCCGACCGGCGTGTACGCCGCAAGCGTCGGCCCGGCCAGCGAGTGGCACGCCATCAACTACACGGATTCTTGGGTCGTGACGTCGGCGAACCGCAACCTCCAGATCACCAATCCGAATGCCGCAGCGATCAGCTACACGATTTTCATCCTTGGCACTTCCACCGCAGCGGGGGCGTGATGGCAACCACCTTTACGTTGACCTCCACACTGCGCGTCACACCCCGCTGGGTGGATGCCTTGGATGTAATCGACGTCGTCGACTCAGCGTCCACGTTGCTGCAGTTCGACTTGGCCAACGGCACCGGCGCCAACCAAGGCAACGCCTACTGGAAGGGCACGGTGTCGATCACGGCGAACCAGACGACGTCGCTCGACCTACGGGCGCTGTCGCTCTCAGTGTTCGGCGGCACGGGAACTCTGTCTCTGGCAAGCGTCAAGGCGCTCTTGATTGTCAACAAGTCGACCACGGCAACGCTGACGGTCGGCGGCTCCGACGCCAATCGATGGGCTGGCCGGTCGGCAGACTCCGAAACGATCGGCCCCTCCGGCGTTCTGTACGCCGTCAACGGCACCGGCTGGGCAACTACCGGCTCGAGCAAGGTGCTGACGTTCACGGCCGCCGCGGCCGCCTCGTGCGAAGTCTATCTAGCAGGAGTGAAGTCATGATTTCCGAAGCCCCCCTCACCGCTGCGGCTGCGTTCGACAATTTGTCGGAGAAGGTGCGTGCATACATCGCTACGGCAAAGCTGGCGTCGGCGGACGGTCTGACGTGGGCAGAGTTCGGCGAACTGCTGACCGCGCTTTTGCGTCTGGCTGTGGCGACGCTGGACGACATCGGAACCTTGAGCGGCGCCGAGAAAAAGGATTTGGCGCTGGTCGCAGCTGCGGCGCTGTTCGACACGGTCGCCGATCGTTGCGTGCCGCTTCTTGCCTGGCCCGTCTACGTCATCGCCCGGCCAGCCATCAGGGCACTCGTGCTGGCTCTGGCTGGCGGTGCCATCGAGTCACTTCTCCCGCTCGTGAGGGCTGCATGATCACATCCTTGCTCGTGGCGTTCGCCGTCTATCTGCTCGCCGGTCAGCAGATCACCGAGAAGGTGAAGGCGTTCATCTCCTCGGTGAAGATGCCCACCATCGACGGCAAGCATGTCGCCGCTGTGGCGTTGCTCGTGGCTGCGGCGATTGCGTTCATGCCGAGCCGCTCAAGTACGCCGACGCCTGCACCGTCGCCACCGGATGCATTCACGCTGCGTGGCAAGTTCGTTGGGCCGACGGCTGCCGCTGACGCTGCCACGCTCTCGGCTCTGTGTGACGAGTTGGCGTCGTGCATTGAATACGACGGCACGCACGACCAGCGACTTAAGACCGGCGTGGCGTTTGACGAGTTGCGGATCGCTGCCCGTGAGGCTCGGTGCAAAGGCGATTCAATCGGTGCCCGGCAGCCGCACGTCAGGGAAGCCGTCCACAAGTTTCTGGACGACGCCGTGGGCTCGTCTGGCGGTCCCGTGACGGCAGAGAGCCGGGCGGCGTGGGTATCTGCACTCCGTGACCTGTCGAGGGCTGCCGCCGATGTCACGAAGTAGCCGCTGGTCTATCGGTGCCGTCACTTTCGTCGTCGTGATGGCGATCCTCGGTGCGCTCGTGGAGCGTGCCACCCACCGTGTCGTCGCACGATTTGACGGGCAATTTGGCTATACGCCAGACCCAGCAGGTACGAAAGCGTTTCTGGCGGAACTTGATCAGCCGCTCTTCTCTGACGCGGCGAAGGAAGTCATCAAGAACGCCAAGCAGAAAGACACGTTTCTCTACCGCTTCGCCGACCGCGCTCACCGCCAGGTCTACGGCAAGCCGTTCGGCCCGTGGAAGCAGGGCATCGGTGACTGCGTGTCGTTTGGCTGGGCCATGGGCAGCTACGTCGGACAATGCGTCGATTGGGCAGAGGGCGAATTGCCAGAGCCGCCGAAGCTGGTGGCGACTGAGCCGCTGTACTCGGGATCGAGAACCGCCGGCAGGCTTCCGCCAGTGACGCAGGCGGGATACTCGGACGGCTCGTATGGCGGCGCTGCTGCACGATGGGTGGCTGGCAAGTGCAAAGACCCAAGCGTCGGCGGCGTCCTGTTTCGCCAGCAGTACGCCGGCGTCGATCTCTCCACGTACAGCCCTACACGAGCTAAAGAATGGGGCAATCTTTTGTGCGGTGGCGGTGCCAACGGGCTGGCACTCGCGCGGCTCGCCAACAAGACCACGGCGAAGAACGTAGCGCTGGTGCGGAACTTCGACGAGGCGGCAGCGAGCATCGAGAGCGGCTACCCCGTTCCGGTGTGTAGCGGCGTGGGCTTCTCGTCGCAGCGTGACGCCGATGGATTCTCGCCACGGCAGGGCAGCTGGGCACACTGCATGTGCTTCATCGCCGTCAGGTATGCGAAGAACGAAGGCAAGCGTGACGGGCTGTTGTGCCTCAATTCGTGGGGCGTCTTCAACGGCGGCCCGAAGTGGCCGGCAGATCAGCCAGACGGCTCGTTCTGGGTGAGCAGAGAAACGGTCGATGCCATGCTCGCCGGTCAAGACTCGTTCAGCATCAGCGGCGTGAACTTCCGCTACAGAGATCTCGACCACGGCGGGTGGCTGGCACCGGCACCGCCAGCCGCCCGCGCTAGCAAGCCGTCGCCCGCCCGACTCATTGCAGACACGTTCCACCTCGCACAGTAGGAGACGCTCATGGGTTTGCTGTTGTGGCTCGTATTCGGTGCCGTCGCTGGCGGCATCGCAAAGTGGCTTTACCCTGGCAAGTGCCCTGAAGGCTGGGTGCCGACGATTGGACTTGGCATCGTCGGCTCTCTCGCTGGTGGCTTGCCGTTCGGTGACGCACCCGCCGGGCTGATCGGCAGCGTGATCGGTGCCTGCGTCGTGATGTTCCTGTACTCGATCTGGAGCGACGACCGATGAGCAAGCGTGAAATTCAGACAGCCGTCGTCGTCGCCCTGGTCGCCGTGATGCTGACGTGGTGGGCGGCGACATCGGACTACTCGCCCGTGAAGCCTGAGCCGAGCCGCCCGGTTCTGCGGCTCATCCAGCGGCTCGCACGGCTCGGACTGTGGGCGATGATGTTTGCCGAGCAACCGCCAGCCGAGCAGCGGTACGTCGTCCACGCACGAGTGGACGAGCACGGGCATCGGGTTCTCAACCACGGGCAAGGATGGTGAACCATGTGGCAGTGGCTGCTCTCGATCCTCGCCAGCCTGTCGGCTGATCCCGCACAGATCGACCAGGAGGCTCCTAGAGCCTCGGCGGCGGTCAGCGTCGCGTATGCCGCTACGGCACCGGAGAAGGCTCCAGAGCCGAAGCCAGAGCCTAAGCCGGGGTGCTGCACCGACTGCGGCGGCAAGGGGTACATCGTCCACGGCGACGGCCACCGGACGGCATGCCCATGCCCTGCGTCGTGCAAGTGCAAAGCCTCCCCCGGCGCGTCGCTCACGCCTGGTCTACCTGCTCGGCCTGCGGGCGGGAGGTAGCGGTGAGTGACGCGCCGGCTGGGATGCTTCCACACCTCCGTAGCCGGCTCCGCGACGAGGTCGGCCCGCGAGCTGTCGCCGCTGGCCGTGCGTTTGACGAGTTCGTCGATTCCGTCTGTCGCTGTTGGAATGCGGAACATTGGACGAAGCTCGCACGCTCGCAGCCAGAGAGCGAGACGGCTGCGGTCAAGGACGCCAAGGTGCTGATAGCCAAGGTGCGTGAAGACGTCGAGGCTATGTGGGGCGACTCGCCAGAACTCCAGAAACTCTACGGCGATGTCGGCACAGATGCCG